CCAAGCCAAATTCAAGTTTCTGGGAACACACTAGTTGGTAATTATATTCCCGATATCACAAAAGGCGTTCTTCGATATTTCAGCGGAAATTTGCGCGAGCTAATTCAGATTCGCAATTACTCAACTAGAAACAATTCGCTTTTGCGTGGGCAGTCACCACTTCTAGCAGCTTCCAAAGAAGTTAGACAACATATTCTAGGCGGAACGCATAACATATCCATTCTAGAAAAGGGTGGACGTGTTAGTTTGATTTTCCATTTTGATGCTGATATGGACGATGAAGATTTTGAAGAAGCGAAGACGCGAGTTAGAGAACAATACGGCGGCGCTGGAAACGCTGGCGAAATTGGTGTTACTGCTGGCGGCGAATTGAGTATTAAAGAAGTCGGAATTAATAACCGCGACATGGACTTTTCTAATTTGCAGAAAATGGCTGTTAAGTCTGTGACGCTTCAATACCATGTTCCGCTTCCGTTGGTAACTGACGAACGGCAAACGCTTAACAATTACAGGGAAGGAAAATTGGCGTTGTATGACGACGCTGTTATTCCGCTTTCCAAAAGAATTTTTGGCGGTTTAGGTGATTCGTTGCTGCCGCGTTATGGAGTTGATCCCTCGCGCGCGCGCATAGCATTCGATCCTGATCAAGTCAGCGCGCTAGTTGCTAGGCGAAATGAAGAAGTTGGAAAGCGTCAGAAAATCGGCGTTGAATCTGATAACGAAATTCGCGCCTATCTTGGAAAAGAACCTTATGAGGGTGGCGATGTTATTTTGAAATCAGCAAGTTTGATTCCTGCTGGCACAGACATTTTTACTAAAGACAACGATCCAGACTTTATTGAAATAGATGACGATTCCTAAGCAAAAACGACAAGCAGCGGAAGATCACAATATCAAGCTAGTGCTTGAAAGCCGCTTGCGTGCAAAAATCAACACTTTGAATGAGAAACTTATTCGAGAGTTTACCGCTTCGGTTGCGAGAATTGGAAACATTCCAAATTTCAATAAGTATGAAGACGCTTTACAAAGAATTCTTAGTCAACATGATCAACTTGTAGCGAGTGTTTTTATTGAGCGAATAAATAGACTAGTCGAAGCAGAAGAAAGCGGAACAAAGCAATTAATTCCCGCTATCGAATTGTCTGCTAAGGATACTGCGATTGGTGCAATCGAAACGCTTGCTGCGCGATCTGTTGCAAAAATTCCGGTTGTAGTTAATAGCTATCTCAGAACAAAAACATCAGATAGTGTTAGCAAAATAATCGAAACAACTAAAAAAGATGCTTTAAAAGCATTGAGTAAAGCACAAACCATAGCCGCTACTACAGCTGTAGAAAAAATCGAAGTCGCTAGTTTAAGTGGTTCAATATTTAGAACTAAATTGAATGGCCGAACTACTGGTATTGTTAGTTTAAATACAAACGCTGCTGCAGAATCAGCAAAACTAACACAGATTGAATTGTTGAGCGGCGAAGAGCCCACACTTGGCGGCGCGGGAACTAACAGAAGCAAAAGCAAGAAAAGTTGGGCGAATATGGGTGATAGTCTTGTTCGCACTAACGCCACATCTGCATTTAATCACCTTCGCGCAGAACAAGAAGTTCAAATTGATAAACCTTTCATCGTTAGTGGCGAAAGTTTACGTTTTCCCGGTGACATGAGTTTGGGAGCGTCTATCGGTAACGTTGCTAACTGCCGATGCTCTGCTACTTACGATATTAAGAAAGTCGCTGACACGCGAAAGGGTTTAAGTGAAGTTGCAAGTACAACCTCGCGCGGGGGCGCGCGCATAAGAGATGATGTTAACAGTTTGTTGCGCGGGCAATTGGGAAGGAATTCAAGACAATTCGCAAGGGAACGTTTGGTTCCGGTTAGAAAAGCTGGCAAAGCGGGGACAGAAGCAATGTTTCGACATGCTGACGGATCGTGGGTTGCTAGTCGTCAAAAATTACATGAAGAAATCATTGCTGAAATAATGGAAAACGCAAGATCTGTTAAGCCGGGAGAAACTGTGAGACTGCAATTGTTAGGTGGCGGTCCTGCTTCCGGTAAATCAACGTTAGGTATTGTTGCGTCCGACGGGACTGTGACAATTGACATTGATGCGATCCGCGCATTCTTGCCGGAATTCAGAGAAGGCGCGCGCATTGGAAAAACAACCGGAGTTTTCAACAACTTTAATGCTGCAAGTATAACACAGAACGAAGCGAGTTATTTAGGTAAAGAGATTACTAAGCGCGCCGCCCGCATGCGCGCGAATGTAGTTCTAGATCAAGTCGGCGATGGAACTGTAGAGAATTTTTTGGGGAAACTAAAACCGTTTCTTGATAAAAATTACAGAATTGAAGGCAATTATGTAACCGTTGATGTGAAAGAAGCACTTAGTCGCGCGCATATACGCATGTTGAAAGAAGGAAGATCGGTTCCCAAGTCTGTAATTAAAGAATTACATGCGGGGGTTTCTGACACTACTATGAAAATTCTAGAAAGAGGCGATGTGTTCGACGAATTTCGATTGGTATTTGGTGATAAAAAAGGAAAAGAAATTGCAAAGATTGTCAAAGGCAAATTGAAAATCGTTGATCAAAAATTGTGGGATGATTTTGCTGCAAAGGCTACTGATGTTGTTGTCAAGTGAAGACGTAATTAACATTTATAGGGAAATTATTGCGGGTGAAAAACCGCCGAAAAACGAACCAGAAGATCATAGAATTTTTCGTGCAAAAGTTACAGAAGAAGTCCGACAATTGAAGAATCGAAATGTAACGCTAGAAATACCGAACGATGATTTAAGAGAATAACAATGCCTCTAATGAAGTGCCAAAAAGATGATGAATCAGGATGGAAATGGGGTGAAAGTGGCGTTTGCTTTACTGGATCTAATGGACGCAACCGCGCAGCAGCAGTTGGCAGAGCTATTCATGCGCAGGGGAATAAATTGCATATGAAGCCTATTGAAACCAAGCGATTTGGTGGACACATTATTGAGACAAAGCAAGAAGAGCGCAATGGCGTTCCCGTCGGGATTGTGTCTGGCCACATTGCGGCATGGTCGCCTGATATGGGTGGCATATACGGAATGCCAGATAGATTTCACCCCGGAGCATTCTTGAAATCTTTGGATGAGCATCGCTCGCGCGGGAACCGACAAATCCGAATGAAGGATCATCACGGCAGAACCATCGGCGGATTCCCGATTGAAACAACACAAGAAGACGCGAAAGGATTATTCGCGCGCGGAGAAATCAATCTTGAAACGCAGCTTGGGCGCGAAGCATATTCACTTGCTAGGCAACGTGTACTAACTGATTTTTCAATTGGGTTTGTTGCTATCGAAGATAAAATTGATGCTGGTTTCAGAGAAATTTTTGAGGCAAAAATCATAGAGGGAAGCATTGTTGACGAACCGATGAACGTAGACGCCAACATAACAGAAGTTAAAGTTGCAATACCTTTTCAAGACTTACCGCTTGCTGAGCGAATGACAAGTTGGAATCCGCAAGCCGCTAAAGATAGAGTGAAAGATTTTACAGAATCTAAAGGCGCGCCTAGCGGGAATTTCAAACAAGCGTTTATTTGGTTAGATGAAGAAAGAGTTGAAAGATTCGACGGTTACAAACTGCAAATCGCCGATGTTATCGACGAAAAAATGCTTGCGGTCCCGCGCGCGATTGTGAAAGCGGCGAATGAAGTTCTTAAACGGGACGTTGGAATTCCTGATGAAGACGTTGGCGGCGTAACCCAACACATTGAAAGGTATTATGCGAAGATGGGTTTGGTTTCCCCATTTAGCGATGATGAAAAACAATTTTTTGGAGTGGAAGAAATTAAGAATTTCACTTGTAGAGATATGGAAAGGGCTTTGCGCGATAGTGGCGCATTTTCAAAAAGCGCAGCTGTTGAGCTAGCCGGAAAATTTAATGGGTTGAAAAATCCTGAAAGTGCGGCAGATATTTTGAAAGTTTTGGATAGGATAAGGATTTAATAACAGAGGGAATCTGTTAGGGGTCGGCGGGATGCTGATACTGAAATGAAATTGAAACAGAAACTAACATTTAATTAGGAGCATTGAAAATGGCTGACCCTAAAACTAATGAAGAGGTAATGAACGCTGTTACCGAACTTCGAGACACTGTTGAAAAGAAGGGCTTTATTGATAAGGATAAGATCGAACGTTTGAATGAAGTTCTTGACGGGCATGAAACGAAGAATCAGCAAATCGTTGTGCTTGAGCAATCTGCAAAGAATCATGAGCAAGCGATTACCGAATTGAAAGAAGCGCGCGTTGAAGTAAAAGAAGCAGACGAAAAACGGCAAGCTGAGTTGAAGACTCAGATTGACGATCTTGAAGCGGAAGTCGCGCGCGGAATTGAAACAAAGAATGCGAATGATCCTAACGCTTACAAGAAGAGTGAAGAGTATAAGGCTCTGAATATTTTCTGTAAGGGTGGTGAAAAATCTATGAGCACTGAGCAGAAGGTTTTGCTCAGAACTGATTCTGCCGTTGATGGCGGCATTCTCGCGCCGAGCGAACTTGATAATCAGATTATGAAAAAGATTACTGAGATTGATCCGATTCGCTCGATTGCAAGAGTCAGAACTATCAGCAGCAAGTCTATGGAAATGGCAATTCGGAATACCATTCCAACTGCAACGTATGAGGGTGAAGCAGAAACTGGAGCCGATAGTATTTCTCAGTACGAATCGGTTACTGTGACGCCGTATCGTCAAACTCATACGTCGCCAATCACTAAGGATATGCTGATGGATGCAGCTTTCGATATGGATTCGGAAATTGCATCGGATTCGGCGGAAGCTTTTGGTTTCGGCGAAGGCGCTGGGTTTGTTCTTGGTGATGGATTCAAGAAGCCTGAAGGGTTTATGCAGAATGCAATTATTCTTGCAGCAACCCGTGCTGGAACAACGGGTACTGCTGGCGTAATTCCTGTGGTCGATGTTATTCTGCTTTCTGGCGATTTGAAAACTGGATATAATCCTGTTTACGTTCTGAATCGTAGAACATTGGCTTCTTTGAGATCCAAGGTATCCACAACCGGCAGCTTTATTTGGGAACCTGGCCTTAACGGTCCTGTTGCCAACACGCTGGCAGGATTTCCGTATGTGGTTGCTAATACGATGGCAGACGAAGCGAACAATTCGTATTCGCTTGCTTTTGGTGATTTCCGACGGGGATACACAATCGTTGATCGTGTTGGAATGAGTGTTGTACGTGATGAATACACACTGAAGAAAAAGGCGATTGTTGAATTCACTATGAATCGTTGGAATACTGGTATTGTTACTTTGCCTGAAGCAATCAAAGTTACCAAGACTCCGGCAACCTAAAAGAATTTTTGAAAGGAAATCAAAATGGAACAAGATCTTCATTCTCAAATGAAAGTTGTTTTTGCAATTGAACCTGTTATTCATACCGCACATGCGGTTGGAGCTGAGATTGATACCAAAGGGTATGAATCTTGTGAGTTTGTTGTCGTAATCGGCGATGCTCTCGATGGTTCATTTACTGCGATAATTGATCAATCACCGGACGATGGAGCGGGCTCGCCTACTGGAGTTTGGACTGCTGTACCTGCTGCCGAAGTTCTTGGCACAGCGCTTGTCATATCCATTGCGGATACTGATAAGGTATTTAGGATCGGCACAATTGGTAAGGAACGTCACCAGCGTTTGACGTTGACGGAAGTTGGCGCCAACACTGCCGGTATCATGGGTGCTGTTGCAATTCTCAGTCATCCGGTGATTAAGCCGGTTGCCGAGCAATACACATAAGAAAAATGGGGGTGGGGCATGCTGCGTAGTGATTCGCGGTATGCCCCATCTTCCAAACCCGCAGTTTCAAAACAGAGGTATGGAATGAAAGTAAAATTTTTAAGAAGCGGAATTGAAGCATATAGTGATCCCCAGCTTGGGAACTTCGTATTCAAAGAAGGCGAGGAAATGTCTGGGCTTTCTGAAGAAACCGCTTTGCAAATGGCAAGCGATGGTAATGCCAAAATTATTAGTGACGATCCTCAAGAAGTTGAAGCTGAAGAAGAAGTTGAAGACGACGAAGAAGAAAAACCCAAAAGTAAAAAGCCTTGGGTAAGTAAATAAATCATGCCGCTAACGTATACATACACATTAAATGATACTGGCACTTTGCCTATCTCTCTCAAACAAGCAAAAGCTTATTTGAAAGTTGAATCTGTTACAGACGATTCAGTAATTCAAGATATGATTGCTACAGTTTTTCAATTCGCAGAACGTTATTCCGGTAGAGATATGCGGGCGAAAACTTGGCAATTGGTACTGGATTGTTTTGACGATAGAATTCTTTTACGGAAAAGCGAAGTGTCGTCGATTACAACTGTGAAGTATACCGTTAGCGACACACTTACCACCATTTCTAGCGCAGTTTATTACCTAAAAGCTGGTTATCAATTTAGCGAAATTCTGCTTCAAGAAGATCAAGTTTGGCCGTCTGATATTGATGAAATTGAAGCTGGTATTCAGATTATTTTTGTTACGAAAACTCCACGATACATTACACAGTATAAGGTTGGTGCGCTAGAACATTTGGCTTATCTCTATGCTAATCGTGGCGATTGCGATGTTGATGTTGCTGCGCTCAAATCGGGCGCAACTGAAAAATACGACCAAGGTAGGATTCAAAGAATATAGGAGATTGAAAAATGGCTGCAATGTCAAATTTTCTTGAAGACGAACTACTTGACCATGTACTTAATACAAATTCATGGGCTAGTCCGGCTACTGTTTATGTCGGTATTCACAATACTGATCCCACAGATGCTGATTCTGGAACGGAAGTAACTGGTGGTGCTTACGCGCGCGTGGCAATGACAGGTGGCTCTGCGTGGACTATTTCAGGTACAACACCTACACAAGCAAGTAACGCTGGCCCTATAGCTTTTCCAACGGCTACAGATGGAACATGGGGTACAGCAACCCACTTTGGGATTTATGATGCTGCAACAACTGGCAATCTTTTGATTCATGGCGTTCTCACTGATCCTAAAGATATTGGTGATGGCGATACGTTTGAATTTGCAATTGGTAATCTTGTTGTAGAATTTGCGTAAGGTGTTTTTTCTTAGGAAACTGAAAGATATTTTTTCAGTTGTTTACAATTTTTAAAAAAGACAAATATGGTATTTGTTTATTTAGCACCATACAAATGGATTACTGTAACAGGCATAGGTGAATGGGGTTTCCCTGCGGAGGGAAATCTAGGTTCTCTTGACCTAAGAACCAAAGAGCAACAGGATTCAAAAGGCATTCTGACGGGATATGGAATTTTTACTTATCCTGAAGCAAAGGTTATTGCTGATAGCGTTGATCTCGGTTCTGATTTAACTAAACGATTCACAAAGAAACAAAAAGATGAAATTGAAAGCCGAGGGTTCGTAGCTTCGGATACTTTGTTGGATTTTCTGTGGGATGCGTTTACTGTAAATTCTGATCCAACAGGGACTACCGCTCCCAAACCATTGATGCCCACCAGGGCTATGAACCTAGAGCTTTTTCTGGGTGGGTTTTCCAAAATCAAAAGTGAGCATTTTGATATAAGCACATCACCATACAAGGATAAAGTTCTTGCTGTTATCCATGATGATTATCGCAGGAATAGAGAATATTTCATAGCCAATGATAGTGACCACTATCTCAAAGTGTTGGGTGGCTACAAAGAAAAGTATAGGGTATCCGATGGGTCTATCTTTATTCCTGATGACTTGCCTGTTGAGATTGCAAAAACACCGTCCACTACAATAGGAGATACTTTTGACCGCGCTGATAACACTGACCTAAATGATGTTGATACGGGAAAGACACTTAATGGTGGTAGTGGAACTTGGCAATGGACAGAAGCAGCTTTTGATAGTGACATTTTTTCAAATGCTTGGAGGCCCGAATTAGATCCAAGTGCTTTTAGTTTTGCAAGAGCAGAACAAGATTTAAGTTCAGATGACCAACGCTCTTATATTCATGTTAATAGAATTGGGCTTGGTCAAAGTTTCATTAGATCGTGTGCAGTCCTTCGGTTTAACTCTGGTAATTTAGAAAATTATTTCATACAAGCCCAATGGAAAAATGGCGAAGGAACTCTTGCTACTAAAACATCATCGGGTGGTAGTCGTACTGGTCTTGATAGTGGTAATTTGCATGATATTGTTGATGGTGGAAAAGTTGAGATTACAATAGATGGTTCCACTATT